CCACCAAGACCGGCTGGTGCCTGCTCGACGAAACCGGCAAAATAATCGAATCCGGAGTCCAAAGCTTTGAAAAGCGCCGAGGGGAATCGAATGGACTGGTTTTTCTCAGGTTCCGGAACTGGCTCGGGAAATTGATCGAGTTCCGGCCTGGCGGGGCTCAACTCCTGGTATACGAGCGTGCTCACATGCGTGGCGGTGCCGCGACCGAACTGTGCGTTGGCCTGCAAACCCGCGTGCAAGAGCTGGCAGCGGAAAAAATGATCGAGTCCCTGCCGGTGCCCTCCACGACGCTCAAGAAGTGGGCTACCGGGTCCGGGCACGCCAACAAGGTAGCTATGATCCTGGCCGCCAAGCAATACCTGGGAGGACGCAACCCGGAAGACGACAATGAGGCCGATGCCGTCCTCCTGGCTCGGTATGCCTACGATCAGTACGGAAATGGAGGGAAACTATAATGTATGACCGGTTGAAACAGTGGCTCGACTTCAATGAACAGATGCAGCGTCACATTCTGAGGTATACCCTGGCGCAATACGGCAACCCGGACGGCAACGAACAGGTGGACTCGTTCTCCGTGGATGACTGCTGGAAGGAGATTCAGCGGTACTACAATCGCAGACGTTCCAGTGTGCGCGGCCCAGTGGAGCAGCTCAGGGACCTCCTCAAAGTTGCCCACTATGCACAATTCGCCTATGACAAACTGCGGGCCGAGTTGGGGGAATCCGACGTTTACGCTGAGTGTGGGCGTGGACTCAGACCCTACGAGCCGGGCTTAGATTGATGAGCCAAATCCTTGTGGGCTTGGAGGAAATAGCACGATATCTACGCTGCTCCGTTCAGTCGCTCAAAAACCAAAGCAAAGACCTGCAGGCGGCCGGGGTGCTGTTTCAGATGTGGCGCGGACGCCCTCCCAAGCTCATGGTTTGCTCTACAACCGACAGGCTGCAGGCGTGGCTTTTGGCCCGGGGGGGAGAAAAAAAATAAAAAAGTACCTCTGGTTAGTACCCCTCCATAGTACCCCTCCATAGTACCCCTCCATAGGACTTTGACAACCGTAGATCCGCACCATATAATGGTTTACAAGATTATTAGCGAAATATCATCACACGCTGAGGGGCGTAAATGAGGCTGTTTTGGTGGAGAGATACCGGCGGGGTGGCTGTAACCGAGTCTGCTGAGCTGTCTGTGCGAGATCTGGAGCAGATTCGCCACGAACTACGCAATGCCCTGGCTGGCATCCAGTTGGAGCGCAAACAGATAGCCAGATCACTGCTACAGATCCAGTCCCACATGGCCAGGATCGAGGCGGCGCTGAGCTGAAATGATGAGTCCACGTCAGCAAATAATCCTATGGCTGTCTGGTTTCGCGGCCGGAGTGGCCTGCATGTGGTGGCTGACATGACCCGGGGAGAGCTCACCGAGATTATCCACGAGGCGCTGGAACCGTTGCGGTTGTACTCGGATAGGGTTTTGCCGCTTTTGCTAGGCACCTGCGCGGTTGAAAGCTCTTTCGGACGGTGGCGTGTTCAGCTTGGTGGTGGACCAGCCCGTGGCATTTACCAAATGGAACCGGCCACGTTCCGGTGGCTTAGAACAAAGTACGGCAAGCGGTATCCCTCGGTTTCGGAATACTCTTTTGCAGACCAGCAGAACGACGATCACCAGGCCACGGTGATGGCACGCCTTCGCTACCTGGAAGTCCCGGAGCAGCTTCCACCCGCCGACGATCTACACGCCCAGGCGGACTACTGGAAGCGCCACTACAACACTTTTCTCGGGGCCGGGACAGTCGAGAAGTATCTGAAGGCATATCGGCTCCACGTCGGAGATGTGAGCTGATGACACCATCTAACCACGAGTGTTGCCCGGTGCATGTTGAGTTCTCCAAACGGATTGATGACCGATGGGACAATCACCAGCAGGCTCACCGACAGCGAGAGGAGGAAATGTGTGACAAGATCGAGCGCATATTCGCTACCATCGCCAATTTAGACCGAAAGCTCAATTGGATATTGGGCGGGGCTGCAATCGGGATACCAGCCTTGCAATTGATACTGCACCTCATGAGCCAGAGAGGACACCCATGAAACGACTCACCATCATTCTGTTGCTGTGCCTGACCCTCGCCACTGCGGGCTGCTCTACCATCCAGTCCTACCAGGCCGGAGAGCGCAGTTGGCAGGAGCTCGCGGTATCGAGTTGCCAAGACCTCCAGCTTGCCAGTGTGGGTGCGAGTGCTGCCGTAGCCTGGTCCAAAATCTACTTTCCGGATCATGAGGCCGTGTTCGTCGCCACCATTGAGCCACTGCTCGGCCAGGTCGCCGCTGGTGTGGATACCTACTGCGCGGCCGTCGAGCTGGTGAGCGACGCAACCGGCTTCGTGGACCTTCTGCAGAAAAAGACCGAGCTGCTGGCACTCGTCGAGCGGCTTGAGACGCTCTTGATGCTGGTTAAGGGGCAGGCGTGATGACTCGACTCCTTGAGCTACTCCTCGGCACGTCCTGGCGCACCACGCTCACAGGCTACCTGGGCGCTGTCGCCTTGGGTGTCCTGCCGGTGATCCAGGGCGGCACGTTTGAGCTGAAAGACCTGCTGCTGCCTGCCGTCGTGGCGCTCCTGAGCAGGTTCGCCAAGGACGCCGGGGCGACGGGGCCCGGGAAGTGACCGAATGGCTGCCAAGGGCAAGGCCAAGGCTAAGAGCAAGCGCGAGTCCGAGACCTGGGCAAAGCGTGTTGAGCGGTTCCACGAATATCTGAGGGATGGGAATCGGGGCTCCGGCTGGTATCTCGCCAAGCAGCGGATCACGCCTTCTACTCTTGCAAAGGATCTGGCCGAACTGCTCAAGGACCCGAATTCATCAATAAAATTTAGATCCTTGGAGTTGGCAATCAAGCTTTGGGGGATGATGCCTGCCGAGCGGCGGGAAGTGAGTGGTCTTGATGGAGGACCAATACAATCGGAAGCACAACTCGTTATTCAGGCCGGACCCGGAATACAAGCCGTTGTTGAGCGCCTTGCAAGCAGCGGCATCGCAGGACCTGGACCGGAGGACAACGCATGACCTCCAGGAATACTGTTGCCGAGACCTCTACTTTTTCTCCAAGTATGTCTTGGGAATGTGGTGGCTGTGCTGGGAGCCGCACAAGGAGTATTGCAACGAGATTCAAAAAGACCAGCATCGCAAGCTTTTTCTCCTGCCCCGCGGTCACTGCAAGAGCCGGATCTACTCGGTTGCCGACACCATCCGGCACAATCTCCTCAAGCCTAGTGAGCCTATCGGACTCGGGAGCGATACCCGGCAGCGGGCCGTCAAGCGGTTGCGGGGTATCAAGTATCACTATGAGAGCAACCCGGTATTCCGGGCGGTATTCGCGGGCAGGGTCTGGAGGAATCCCAAGGACCGGCGCGAATGCCCACGGTGGGCCGATGACGAAATCTTTCTGCCCGGCTACGTCTCGACCGAGGAGGCCAGCATTACCGCGTTCGGGATCGAGGCCATGCCGACCGGGAGCCATTTCGCCAGGATCAAATTCGACGACCTGGTCGTTCCGGAGAACACCACAAACGCCGACCAGATGGCCAAGCTTCGGGATTCTTACGCCCTGGTGCGGTCTTCGATCCTCACCACTTACGGCAATGTTTCGATCTGCGGAACGATCTACGACGACGGAGACCTCCACCGTGAGATGGAGGAGAGCGGCGACTACACAGTTTACAAGCGGCCGGCAGAGTGGTTCGAGTTGGACGAAGATGGGATCAAGCGGCGCCGAACGTTGTGGCCGGTGCAGTACGGACCTGCTCAACTGGATTCGATCAAGAATGATCCGTTGGTGTCGAGCTATATTTATTCGTGCCAATACCTGCTGGACCCGGTTCCGGAGAACACCGATTCGTTCTTTCAGTTGGCGTGGTTCCCTCGATACGAAAAACTCCCGCGAAATCTCCGATACTACGCCGGGGGCGATCTGGCGATCAGCGAGAAGGATAGCGCGTGCTCTACGGCGCTCCCTGTTGTCGGGTTGGACGTCAACAATGAGCTCTACGTGGTGGATGTGCCTTCCGGCCATTGGGACAGCCTGATGATTGTGGACAAGATGACCGACCTGCAGGCGCGGCACAGGATAGGGCTTTTCGGGTTGGAGGCGGAGAATATCGCCAAAACCCTCATGCCGTTTCTGCGGGTCCACATGCAGGAGACCGGGGTTTACATCAACGTGGAGCCGATGAGCCCGCTCAATGACAAGCTGACCAAGGCGAGGAGCCTGCAAGGGCGGGCGCGACAGGGGGCGATCTGGCTCCCAAAACGCGGGGCGAACGCTCCGGCATGGCTGCATGATCTGGAGCTTCAGTTGAGGCGCTTTCCGCGGGGAAAGGATAAGGACATGGTTGACGCCCTGGGCGTGATCTGCCGGATGCTTGACAAGCAGGTGAGGCCCCGGACGGAAGAAGAGATCCGGGCCACTCGGGAGCGGGATCGCTACGAACCCTTGGACAAGGCGGCGGGGTACTGAGAATGCTGCATACTCACCACGGGCTACTTGGGGACCGGATACCAGGCAAACCAGATCGGTGGTCGGTTGGTCACATGCTGTACGACCTGGCGGCCGAGCATTCCAAAGTAATCGACGGGGCGATCCTCCAGGCTTTGCAGGAGATCGAGGGGCGGATTCCGGATCACGAAGAAATGAAGCAGCTCTCAAAAATTCTGCACGACGAGACCAACAACTGGATGATGACGATCCTTTGGAAGGGCAACGTGATCCTGGAAGTGTCGGCGCCGGAGGCGGTCACTGTGGGCGGGAAGACCGTGATCAACCGAAGAATCAAGCAAGTCTGGAAGCAAAGGACCGGGAACAACCATGGCAGACACAGGGGATAAACTCGCGTCCTTCCTGGTGGATGATCTGCTCAACTGGATGATGGAAGAGCGGCGAAACCTCATCGAGGAGCAATGGCGCGCCAATGATGACGCATTCCATGGGCGTTACGACTCGGCAGTACTAAAGAAATGGAAGACGGCCGAAGGGCAGGGATGGCGCTCCAAGGTATTCGTAAGGCTGACGAAGCAAAAGGTTGTGACCGGCTACAACAACCTGCTGGCGGTGATGCTGCAGGGCGGGAAGCTCCCGTGGGATATCGAGCCTACGCCAATCCCGGAGGACATGGCCGGGCAGGTTTTGCCGGAACCAGAAGCCAAAGCCCGGTGCGACCGGATGAAAAAGGTGATCCGGGACAATCTTGACGAATGCCGGGCGGAGTCGTGCTACATGACTGCGGCCATGGTGCTGGCGCTCTACGGTATGAGCTGGATCAGGGGGCCGGTGCTCAGGCAACGGAAGGTAGTCCGGAGGCAAATATCGGTTCCGGGCTTCGGGTTCGAGGTTTCGCCGGAGTTGTTGAGCCAATACGGCAGACACACCATGACCGTTGAGACGGTTTGGCGCCCGGTGATGGAGGTGCTCAATCCATGGGCCGTGTTCTGGGATTTGGAGACCAGCGACCACCAGGAGGGGCATGGAGTTTTTGTCCGGGAGATGATGAGTTACGGCCGGTTCCTGGATCTGGCTGAGACCCCTGGGTACGACGAAGAGGCAATCAAGGGCATTTTGAGCCAGTTCAAAGACGACGATTCAGGGGAGATTGACCAAAGCCACGGGCCGTATGCCGAGGCTCTACTCAAGCGCAAGCGGGTGGTGCCGGTGATCGAGTTTTTTGGGAGGGTCCCGCGGCGCTACCTGGAGAAGGGCGAAAAATGGGCGGTGGACCTGTCGCAAGTCAGGACATCGAAGGAAGTTGAAATCCATTGTGTGGTCGCCAAGGGAAAGAGTCCGGCGATGATCCGCAAGCCGGTTGTCAATCCTTTCCCCTACCGTCCTGTTTACCGGGCGCTGTGGGAGGAGGTTCCGTTCGAGGCCGGGGCGCTCAGCGTACCCGAGAACATGCAAGACAGCCAGAGTATGGTAAATGGGTTGGTCCGGAGCATGATGGACAACAAGAGCCTGTCGAGCAATCTCCTGATCTGGTGGAATGCGAGCCGGATGGCGCCGGGCCAGAATAAAGTGCTGTATCCAGGGAAGACGTTCGAGACCGCCGACCATGTGGAGGATGTGCGGCAGGCCATGCAATTCTTTGCGCCCCCAGACGTTACGGGCAGCACTCCTCAGCTCATCAACATGTTCGAGCGGTGGGCAAGCCAGGAAACCAACCTGCCGGACGTTCTGCAGGGCGAAACATCGCGGTATCAACCGGATACCGCTTTTGAGATGAGCAAGCTGGTGGAGAGCGCCAACAAGGGCATCGGGAGCACGGTCAGGAATTGCGATGAGGGCCATATTGGGCCGCTGATTACCGGGTTCTACGACTACCACTTTGCAACGAGTCCGGATGAGGGGATCAAGGGGGACTACCTCGTCAAGCCCATGGGGTTTTCGAGCTATCAGGACAAGGCGGTCCGCGGGCAGAACATTCTCAACCTGTTCCAGTTTGCCCTTTCGAACCAACTGACGGCGCAGGCGACGAAGGTGATGGAGTTCCTGAGAGAGCTGGCTCGCACCAGGGATATTGACCCAGACAAGTTTTTCATGACGGACGATGAAATCCAGCAGCAAGCCATGGCGATGCAGGCACAGATGGAGCAGCAGGCCATACTGCAGGGTGGGCCTGTCGGCGCTCCGGGAGAGGCTGGACCTGCAGAGGGAATGCAGGGAGTGGTGCAGTGAACCCGGAAGTGCATCTCAAGGCAGAGGAACTGCGGCGCCTGGTGAGCTTGACGCAGCATCCCGACTGGCCGCTACTGGTCCAGTATCTGGGATCGGTCAGGGATTCGGCCGGCAAGCAACTGCGGAAGTTGAGCAACACGCTCCAAACTTATGGTTACTGGTCTGGGGTGATCCAGATCGTTGAGGATGTTGAACACCTGCCCGTGGACCTTTGGAAGATCGTCCACGCCGAAGACGGAAAGGGGGAAGAAGATGAAGCGTAAGAGTCTGCTTGTCATGGTCCTGCTGCTGTTCGCGGCGGCAACCGCGGCCTGGGCCGGGTGGCATTCCGAAATCAGGGAGATGCTGTTCAAGGGGACGGTGATTTTCGAGAAGGGGGTTACGTTCAACCAGGCGCCCACCTTCGTGACCGGCTTCACCAGTTCGGGGAGTATTGTAGCAACCAACATTGAAACGGCTCTGTCGGCGACCACCCTGGCACTGAATGCGGATGGGAACACCACGATTTACACGGTGCCAGCCGGGAAGACAGCGGTTTTGACCAAGGCATACCTGGTAGCCGCTGCCGATGCGGGGAACTCGACTCTGACCATCGGCCAGGCTGGAGCGCTGACGGATTTTCTTGGCACGCAAACCCTGTCCGCCATCGATGCCGCGGGGGATGTTGGATTCTTGTGTCCTGTCCCTAACGCTACAACCCCAAAGATTGAGTCATATGCGGCCGGAACCGTGA